GTCGCCGTCTTGGCCCCCCATCTGTGTCTGCGTCATTATTGAAATAATATCCACCCCCATTTTCAGCTGCTACATTTTCTGCATGCGTCCCCTGTAGCCAGTCTTCAAATTCCGCCTTTAGACACGCCTCTGCCTCTCCTTCATAACCCTTTATAGTCTCTTGAAGATACACACCTCTCTGTGTGTCGTCAAGAGCACCTGGATTATAGCGACGTTCCCTACTGCTAAGTTTCTTCTGCAAGTACTCGGCGTTGTAATCTGGCCAACTCGCCTTTACGGCAGACTCAGCTGGCGTGCCGAGATTATCACCCTTCACAGTCCAACCCCACGTCATCTCCTTGCGCACCCGTCAGAAGAAATTCTAACTCTCCAGTATAGAGAAGAATGGCCAATCTACAGCAGCGCTCCCCCGCATGGCACCTCGCACGTCGCGGCAAGATGACGGCATCGAATCTCGGGGCGACGCTCGGTCTTGTGAATTACACGTCGCGTAAGGTCGCATATAGCCGCGCGATGGGGCTGGACAAGTTTGAGGGCAACGACGCGACACGGTGGGGTAACGACAACGAGATGAACGGAATCATGGCGTACCAGTCCAAAACCGGAAACGTGGTGATGCCGACTGGTCTGCACGTGCACACCGACTACAGTTGGCTCGCCGGTTCCCCTGATGGATTTGTGGGCGAGAAGGGCATGATTGAAGTCAAATGCCCCTTCTACTTCAAGCGGGATGGCAGCGGGCGCATTCACAAGCAAGTTCCGGCGCACTATTACTGCCAGATGAACGCGCTCATGGAGATCTGTAACCGTGACTGGTGTGATTACGTGTGCTGGTCTCCAGAGGGGATGGCGGTGTATCGCGTCAATCGCGACCCTCAAAGCTTCGAGATACTCCTGCACTTCTATGCGCAATTCTACGCCGCCATGCAAGCCCAAGCGGATGGCCCCCCAGCACAGTCGAAGGAGGTGAAGAGCCACATCGAGGCGACGCTGGCCGATGCCCTCGAACGCTCGGTGGTTTACGATTTCTATGCGAATGTGGACCCCGGTTACCCTGTGCCTTCTTCTGACCCCTATGATGAGATGGACGACGACGACAACGATGATGACGAGACACTCACTGCACGTTCCAAGCGGAAGCGTCTATCCGGTGTACCCCACGACGAGCGAGCGTCTGGTGACGACGCATCGCCTATGTGTGGCTAAGTCACAGGCGGCAAGACTATTTAAGAGTGGGTGCGGCTCCGCGCAGCACAGGTTCCGCCGACATGCATTACGTAAATATCGTTGCAAAGCCTCACAAATTAAGTTTGATGACACTGGGGCCACGAAACGAATTGCTCAAGCTGTGATCTGCTATGACGACGATAGCATTCTCGGGAGGACTGACGGCCACACAATCGAGATAGCGTGCGTGCACATGAGCCACGCGGAACTGGTAGGCACTCTCATACACGAAGCTATGCACGACTGGTGTAAAGTCAAAGGGCGTTCAATGTCGTGTGTTAGTGAGCACTATTGCATGGGGAAGTGTGGTGATCCGAACGAGTGCGAGGATTCTTAATTCTAATTAGAGCACAAGACATGTCGCAACTACGCTCCGGTACCTGCCTCTACGAGTTTGCTCCCATCCCAGATTTGCGGCCACAGTTCAATGGTAAAGTGGGCGAGGACCCTTCTGGTTTTGCTCTGTTGAACCAGTGGTGTGCCGAAAAGCCGCGCCGCAGCGACACACCACGCAAGGGTGATCGTGAAGCTTACGGCGGTCTGCTGAGCAAAATTCCGTTTATAAATTCCGCAAAGGTCGACAACGCGGGGGTTGCTATACGTAACAGTAAGGTTGCATATGATACGGTGTCCACGTTGTACGGTTCCGTGAAAGTTCCGAGGGAACGTGACGAATATCAGTTCACTCCCAGTGTGGACACACTGCATTTTCTAAGCCATAGTCAAGGGACGCGCCTCGCTCCACTCCCTCCCCGTTTCTTTCCATGATGACCCGACGCAACTACGGAAAGCTCGACGAGCAGGTGCCCGAGATTGTCTTCGCGCTGGGGGCAGATCGTCAGGGGAAGCCAACTATCACGATGATGACCGGGGCATCGGCGCCAGTGGAGGTGGCTTTCCTGACCCCCGCCTGTGTCACCAACTGGCCCCGCTGCACTGGTGATGGGAACTTTGGGACTATGTGGGGCCCGACGGACGTTCAGAAGGCAAAGTTCTCACTCGACCTCACCGACGGTGCGATCAACGGGGAAGTGAACCCGCACTTCTCGCCGTTTTCCGCACTGATGGAACAAGTCGACGATAAGCTGCTGGACTTTGTGCATAACAACCAGCTGAAGGTCCTTGGCCGTAAGAATCTCGCTCGCGAGGAGGTAAAGATGTTACAGATCCGCACTGTGCGTCCGAAGTACGATAAGGGTTCCGGAGTCCTTATTGGGCACTCGGTGCAGATGTCGACTAGCAAGTACGCTTGGGATGGCATGGGAGGTAAGTTTGCGCGCACGATCAACGTGTGCGATTACACGGGAACAGTTGTGCCGAACGGCAACGTTGCGCCAGGCGACGTCGTCGCAGCAACTTGCTTCGCCAATCAAGTTTACACCGGTGTTGGCGGTGACAAGTTTGGCATTCACTGGAGCTTCGAAGACGTGTCGGTGGTGTGCCAGCGCTCGAAACTTGAGGTCCGCTCGAGTGTGCCGATCTTTGGTACTTTGACTTACGACTTCGCCTCTATCTACGACGGCTCTACTGGTGTGATGGAGACGCAGTTTTCTGATTAGGTAACGAGAATGGGCGATGAGAAAGCTAACCCTGACAATGCGGTAGGAAAGACTAACCCTCGGGTCGCCACGAAGACAAATGGTGCGCCGGTTGCAGCGAAGGCCACGACGTACGGGAAGCATGCCACTATGCCAGTGTTGGCGTCTGACAACTACGCGGCGGTTATACTGCCAGACATCACAGAGTTCCAGCCGAGTGCCATTAAGCTTGACGCTACCATTGTAGCTGTAGGTAAACGTCGGACTGGTAAGTCTTGGGTGTTCCGTAATTTGATGTATCTAATGAAGGACCAATTTGAGGCGGGGATTGTCATTAGCCAAACTGACGAATTAAACAAGTTCTGGCAGCAGTACATACCGTCCAAGTACATCTACCCAAAGTACGAGCCGGAGATTCTAGACGCTGTATTTACGCGCCAAAAGAAGATCTTGAACGACAAGAATCTCTCAGACGAAGAGAAGGAGAAGAAGGCGCCGTTTTTTATACTACTGGACGACGTGATTAGTGATCAGCGCCTACGATACGACCAGAACCTTATGGAGTTGTTTGTGGCTGGGCGCCATTACAAATTGTTCGTGCTCATCACAACACAGTACGCTAAAGCAATTACGCCTACGATCCGTGGTAACACTGACTACTGTTTCATAATGAAGTGTATCCAGAAAGGCCAACGTGAGGCGCTCTGGGAAGACTTTGGAGACTTCTTGACGAAGGATGCCTTTGCGCAAATCCTGGATGCATACACCGAAGATAACGAGGTGCTCGTCATAGACACTTGCGCCGAGCATCAGGTGGACCCGCTCGAGATGCTGTATTGGTGGAAGGCACAGGACCCGGGAGAGTTCAAGGTGGGCGGCGAGGAGTTTTGGGCGTCCGCGATGGTCTCAGATGCAGAGGTGCCGCCAGCCGCGGGACCAGAGGCGGCATCTGACTTATTGTCAGTTGGGGACATGATGCCCTCGCCGTGGAACCAATACGTTTAAATTTCTAGACACACACTAGTTCATGAGCACTGGTCGGGCGATTCAAGTTTCTGTTACACACACTGTTCTGGGGGTCGGAGTAGGTGCTGGCATCGAAGCCATGCTGCCGGCGTTCAGTGCAGGCGCTTCCGTAACAAACCTAGTCTTTGAAACTCTGGTGCAAGTGGGGCTGAATGGAGTCGCTCTTGCTTCCGTTTCTGAGTTTCTCCGGGATGACGATCCCACCTTTGGAATACCGTTCTCAGCGGCACTAATGTTTGCACAGTCGGACTTGGGAAAGCGACTTTCGACGCTAGGCGCTGTAGTAAAAGTGCAGGTTGAGCAAGTTGCACAGCGAATGGCGCGACAGGTGCCAGCTGTGTAATCGGCCAACCGAGAGCGGACGTCATCCCGTTCCACATCTCGTCGAGACTCTTAAGTTTTGGCTTGGACTTAATGAGTGGGAAGAACATGCCAAACTGGCGACACTCCATCTTTTGGAACAGGCGACAGAAGACGTAGTTGTAATTTAAGAAGTTCTTTCGCTTAGGTCCCTTGCTGCCCTCGAACGGCTGCTGCAGTTCCTGGAAGAGGAAGTCGAGCTGTTGGACGACCATGGGACCAGGACAGGGTGGCTGTATGCCAGTAATGCGGAAGATGATCTGCAGCCACTTTTCGATGTAGAGTTGCTTGTTTAGAGATCGGAGTACCGAGCGGACAGTGTCTTTGTTGATAACTGTGAATGTGCCGTCGCATAGTTTCTCGGCAATTTCGAGCATTTCTGGAGCAGGGATTGCAGACTCCATAAGTAGTAGTTGGCTGATTCTCTCATGCCAGTGATGTATCCGCTTATAATTGCTCGACTTCGTGGGCATGATGTTGCCATACATCGTCTCCCAATACACAGGAGCATTTTCCACCACGCCACAAGTGTCGCAAATTCGACATCCAGGATGCCCTGAAGCGGGTCCGCCATATTCGAAGTTGCAGTCGCCGCAGCTGACACAGGCACCAGAATATGCAACGGGTACGGGCCGTTGCTCAGCCAGCAGATGCTCCAGATCAACAAATGCAGCGTCAACATCAGCCTGCTCAGCCACAACCATTGCCACATCTTCTACCACAGTGTTGGAAAGTGTTGTTGGCATTTTCCAACTCACTCCTGAGGCAATGGAATGTTCGCAGAAATGGCTCGACGTATTCGTCACGAATGCCGACCCTAAGCAAGAGACTGACTTTGATGATCGTTACGTCGCGCCGGTGCAGAGTGTGTGGGTTCATAGTATCCCTGGGGTCACTAGTATCCCCGCATCGGTCTCCGTTGAGGGGAACGTTCAGGGGTACATTCATACAGGGGTGCCGGGGACCGGTATACATTCAGTGGCACCCCATCCAAACCCAACAGTCCTTATTGGTACAATCGTTGAGGAGCAGACTGACTGGATTATGCCAACTTTTCCATATAGTCACGAAACAGACCCCTTTAAGGAGATTACGGTGGGCGACCTAATCCGCGTTGGCGCGCCGTCAACGAGTGGCTTCACTGATTATCTTACAGTCGTGGAGAAACAGCACATCGCAGTAATGGCAAACGGGACCGGGGTGCCACTGCCACTACACGAGGACGGGCCGTCAACATACGAGGAAAACAACGGTGTTGGTAAAGTTGATTACTGGGGCAATTTAGCCCCATACTCCTCTAATAACGACGTAAAGGATGCTAATGGTAACGTTACCTATAATACTGGCCTAGAAGGGGGGCCATCTGTGGGTGGGAATAACATAAGATATGAGATGACTGCTCTCCGTGTCAACCACGCAGTGAATTGCACGAGTATCAATCGGCCGAAAGACGACGACCTACTCAAACACTTTGTGACTACAGTCACAGATGCAACCACGGAAGCTTCCAAAGCCAGTCTCACTGACCGTCACCTTGTCCACGCTTGGGGTCCGCCTAAGAATGTTGGAGAAAAGCCGGAGTATTTGCCGCTGTACCCGATGTACCACATGAGGGAGTGGCGCGCGACCTACGGTCAGCTGACCGCCGAGCTCGATCACGGCGTCAAGGAAATCCAGCAGTTCAAGCTCGTGGGGTACTCGCTGATTAACAAGCGCCAAGTGGGCCCGCAACACGCACACGAGATGATCCAGGACGACTACCTCATCCTGCGGATCAAGGAAGTGGACGGCAAGGTGATCAGCAACAATAGGCACGCGAACGGCGCGTTTGCGGTGCTGTACGCGGGCGCACACGGCGACAATGACAAGGGAGGCGCGGACGTCCACAAGTTCGATCCCGACGGGCTCGTCGTGCAGCACATGAGCACGACAAACAAGATTATGCGCAACCTAACTGTGCAAGTGACGGACCGAACTGGGCAACCGGCCCACTTCGGCCGGCTGCACTTGTGGTTTAAGATATTGGCGACCCACGGATAATTTCTGACTATTGCCTAGTTAAGCAATGCTGCCTGGAACAAATAATGGAGTCGGAGGCATGTATGCTCGTGCGGGCCCCGAGGCAAATCCGGCGGATACTGGACGCGCGTTCGGTAATGCGCTGACCGACATGGAGCTCTCGCACCGCACGCGGTATGCTAATCCGAGTGCGGGACGTCCGGAGAATTTGATGAACCGACTTAATGCGGCAGACCCGAATTATCCCAAGCACGCTAACCTTGATGCCACGCAGCCGGTTAAGTATGACGTGCCTTCCGAGTACAAGGAGAACTTCGTGAACAAGGCGGCGGTTCGTGAGGGAATCAAAGAGGCGACTGGCAAGGATGTTTTGCGCGTGGACAATATTGGCCCCGATGAGGTCGAATATCTCGCGCAGATGAAGGCACAGGGCGAGCTGGCGGATTTCGATCGGTATGTGAATAGTATGATCGACCCTCGCCAGCCCGGTAACCTGAAATGGCTAATGGAGATTTACCCTCAGTTCGTGGATCGCCGTATCAAGCAGGTGCACACTGACTACGAGTTCGCACTTCGCAATCAGCTGATCGATTCGTGGGGTGTGAACACGTTCGATGACCTGCACTTCAAGTATCTCGTGGACCAGGGCAAGATCGACGGACCGGAGCTCACGCGTCCGAATTTTGCGGATGACCAGTACGCGGACGGCTACCTGTCACCCTTCCATTGGCAGTTCTGGGGTGTGGGCGATAACAGGCCCCGTGGTCTGCGACTTCCGTTTGCGTCGGCGAAGACCGGTAAGAGGCCAGTTGGTGGCCCACGCGCTTGGGAGCTCGAGAACGAGGGCCAGGCACTGGGAGAGCAGCGCACGACGGCTCAATTGGCTAGGGGCATGCAAGGTCCGGGTCCGAACCGGTTCAACCCTTCGTTTAACCCAGGAACTGCCAATTTTGTTCCGGGGGGATTGTAAACCATTAGACGCGCGGATTCAATATTCTAACATGACTGTAAGACGAGATGTCGGAAATCAGGGGTTCGCGCGGTGTTATGGTGCACATGGGTCTCGGTCAGCCGGCCACTCGCGCGTTCGTCGTGGGTGCCGTCGCCGGCGCAGTGGCACTCGCCGTCAAGTTCCCGGCCGCCGCGTTCCGCGAGGACGGCTCCATGAAACCGCTCTCTGTGCTATCTGCCGAGCCGGACGCGACTAATACACATTTTCTGTTGGTTCCAGTAGTAGCGGCAGCCGCAGCTTTCCTGTTCACTTAATATGTCGGGGGGGTCAGTACGGGTCGGCGCGTTCCTTAAGGAGAAGCTAATGAACCTCGCAGTGTGGGTCACCAACACCATTGGCAAGGAAAACATAAACATGGACATCGAGCAGTTCGTTAACCGTCGGTCTGAGGTTGAGATAACGTTCTTCGCAGACATTCTCAGCACAAACTCCGTCAAGGTCATCCACAGAGACTGGATGGGCCTTGTGGGCATCCTCGAGAGTGATGCCACTATCCCCCGGGATGTGGCAGACTCTTTCATCACAATTTTGCAATTGGTGCGTCAAAAGGAAGAGATGCACGACAAGTTCTGGCGCTACATGGAGCTTTTTAGGGACGTGGTTGAGCGCGGCCGAGACGAGATCTTTCTGACGCCATAGTAGACACCCATGGCCTCTAAGGACCCTCTCGACCTCGCTGGCCTCGATCCTGCCAACATTGCAAAGGTTCTCGATGCGAAGAACTCTAAGGGAAAATTGCCTACTGAGTTGGAGGTCAAGAAGGAAGCGCGGCTCGAACTTAAGGAGCAGCGCATCTCGAAGGGTCTCTCGGCCGGTAAGTCGGGGGGTAATCAGTCGGAAACGCCACCCCCCGCCGTCCACTTCGATGTGGTCGATAAGTCCAGTCTACTCGATCGCTTGGGGGCCTACCGCGAGCGCTTCCCAAACCTAAAGAAGCGTAACAACGTTACTGCCAAGTCTGGAGTAGAGGACATCCTAGATGAGCTTCATTACTGTGAAGTCCAGCTGGGATCAAAACAGGACGGCAGCATGGGCTGCACCCTGTTGCACGGCACGATGGTGGCCGTCGAGTCGTTCCATCGCGACGTGTGGAACCCCATGGGTCTTAGGCTCACGGGGCTCGGGCAGATCACGAAGGATAACATGAGCGAGTTCGAGCCGATCGTGGACGAGCTCATGATTAAGTATGGCGCGGGAATGTACATGAGCGTTGAGATGCGGCTCGCACTCGCTATCGGCGCGACGGTACTTACAGTGCATGGCGCGAACAGTGGTGATCCGCGGATCGCGACGGCACTTGAAAAAATGAACCAAAAAGTAGCAATGCCTGAGAGTGGTAAGGATCTGTAACTGTTTCTAAACTATTAAGGAGTAGCCATGGCCGAAGAAGTTGTAATGGAAGAAGTTGAAGGAGGTATCTTTGACTTGACAGCGGTTCCAGAAATGGTTGCAAACTCTACTACCGACGCAGCGGCAGAGATAGAATCTGCACGCGCCTCTAGCATGACAGCGCTTTCAGATACAAGAGCGGCAGCGTCAGATCTAGTACCCTCAAGCATTGAAGGGGGAACCAGTTCAGTTGGAAGTCGCGAAAGTACCATTGCCAGTCCTGATGTCAATGTTAAAACAGTAGCTCCAACGACCAATTACAACAGTGGTCCGCCGACTTCGTGGGCAGGTGCTGCCAAAGGGATCATAATTGGTACTGGCACTGTCGTGCTAGGGGGCGTCGCCGCAGGATACAGTATTTACACTGCGGAACAAGGTAAACAGGTAGCTAAGGACACTTGGAACGGTATCAAAGAGCTTGGTAAAGATTTGACGCATGGTGTTGAAGACGGCCTTGAAAACGCGGCGCACGGGGTGGACCACCTTACTCAAGCAGCTAGTAAAGCAGCAGGAGATACTGGCGCATTCTTGGGAGGGCCAGTTAAGACTATTGCGGAAATCGGTGTCTCGGTGGTAGTTGGCGTCGGTGTGCTGTATGTGAGCTACCGAGGTTACATGTTTCTGAAGGGTTAGACATAAGCAGATGTTCGAGGGTCCACAGAACTTTTTCAACTCCATTTTCAAAGGGTGGACGAGTGGCGACGTTCCGGGTGAAATTTACGACAAGACGATAGTTAAGTTGCCCGAAAATGCGGCGTTTACTGGTAAAGTTGCCGAAAAATGGTCTGAAGATCCAGACAACGTGGGCATGGCCTTAGATCCGCTAATAGGAGTGGGTGCCGTGTACAGATGTGGACAATGGGCAAATGATCACCTAGAAGGACATACCGACCAAGAAGCTTTTCATGGTGGGATGTGTGGCCTCAACTATACCATGACCGGTGCATCCCTGCTGGCGGCAAACCCTGCTGTTGGCGGTGCTGGCGCGGTAGCGGGCCGAGAAGCTTTGTTACTGGCAGAGGAGGAAGGCATTCAACTAACGGAACTTGGTGCAAGAGCCGGTGCAGGCGGTATAGAAGAAGCAGCTGTTGAAGAAGAGGTCCACGCTCTTCCTGTTGAAGAGCTCGACGCTCTTCCCAGTAAGGGGACAAACATACCAAAGATTATGGGGGGAAAGCCGATGGTTGTCATGGCAGTGGGTACCCCCGCTCTTAGTTTGACAGACTGCAAGAAATACGCACTCACGCCACACTGTAAAACTGTAGCAAAACAACATAAAGAAGAGGCAAAACAACATAAAGAAGAGGCAAAGCAGCGTGCGCTAGAGAAAATTAAGGCCGAGCAGCTTAGGCTCCAGGCTGACATTTGGGAACAGGCATTTGAAGATCAGGGCGTTTGGGACACTGACTTTAGGCCACAGCTAGTACCGGCCATCGCTCAGTCGCCACAGCAGGAGGACGACGAGCCGATGCTTGCTCACGACGTTGTGCATCCAACACTGGAGCCCGATTTGCAACCGATGCAGTCTGTTAGTGCGCCGCTACAGCCCGCCAATCTCCAAACGACAGGTGCGGCCTTGGTGCTCACCGGCGTGGTCCTCTATGCCGCATACTCAAGTTATGCGAGTGCATAACTTCTAATTAAAGTAATAATAACAATGATCCTTGTGCCACTTATTCTTGGTCTTGGCGCTATTTACGTCCTGGTGTACGGAAGTGTGCGTCACAGTGATCTGCCACCCATTGATGCGCTCGGAAGCATGCAACCCTACGATGAGCCGCGCCGTCCAGCACCAGTGGCAAAGCAGGCGGATACAACGCCCGTGTCTGTCCGGCCGCAGCCGACGTCGCGCCCTCGGCAGCCCCGTCCTATCCCACAAAAGGACCATTACAACGACGACTTCACAAAGAAGTTTCGCGCTAATCTCCCAAAGGATGCTAAAGTTCTGATTTCGGCGAATACCGGGCAGGTCGTTTCATTTAAGTATGAAGGGGGATCGCTTAAAAACCCGCATCTGGTGCGTGATCCCGTGCATCCTTACAATAATGCAGAACTGGAACTTGGCTTAGATGGTGAACTGACACCGTTGCACTCTGCGGGGGAATATCTTCAGGGTGGACCAAATTTGGTGAAACTGGCGGCATAGTTTCTAAGAGGCATATGAGATAGATGTCGGCAAGCATTGACCAATGGCTAAACTGGGGCGACCACACCGTTACTGTAGATCCCATTGGGAACAAAAAGTGGATTCTGGAATCGGACACGGAGGGCCACTCACAAAGCATTGGCCGGAAAAGGCGCTTCGATGCGGCAAATGTGACG